GCTTCAAGCAGAAACTGATAAATTGAAGATAGAGCAATCCGGTCAAGACTTAGTTCAAACTGAAGATGATTCAAATGACGATTTAGAGTATTCTAAATTCCAAGAAGAAATGTCTTTAAAACATGGGCAAGCTAATAACGATATGACAAAGCATAGAGATATGATGGCTCATAAAGCTAAAGAGCTAGAAGTTAAAAAGAAACAAGCTAATAAACCAGCTTCAAGTAAATAAATTAAATTTTTACTTGCTAATGCGAAAACAATGTAATAGATTTGCAATTCAATCTTTAACAAATAAAAAAGGAGAATCATGGAAGAAAAAACACCATTTGAAAAAGCAATCATTACATTGTTGGAAGCAGTAGAAGTAGGTAGATCTAAAGGAGCTTACTCTTTTAAAGAGTGTGCAATTATCGGAGGAGCTATTGAGTTCTTCACAACTAAGCCAGAAGAAAAACCTGAAGAGGTTAAACCTGAAGGACCAGCACTACAAGCAGAAGTGATCAAATAAGATCAGTAAATAATATAAACCACCTCGATATGAGGTGGTTTTTTTATGCCTAATAATTAATGCTGATTAGCTATAAGCAATTTCAAGAAAAGATATTAATGAAGGTTAATTTTACTTTGCATATTCTCAACGTATTTAGAGAATATTGAGAATATTAAAATAAAATTAACGTTTTAACATAAAATTATGAAATTAACGCAAAACCAGTATTTTGGACTTGAGTCAGAGATACCTTCAGGGTTGAAAGAAGGTAGTGTTTTTTTTGCTATAGATAAATTAGCTGTTTATCTTTACGACGGAGGAACTAGTCCCACTAAAGTAATTAGCAACTATATTACTTTAGACATAGAAAAAGCAGTAAGAATGACGTTGACTCCTTATAAATTAGTAACGTATCTGCCTATAAATACACCATACACAAGTCCTACCTTAACAGCAGATGTGCCCACTAGAATACTTATACCAACAACCGTGAAAAGTTTAAATAAATTTGGAATAGTAAACATAGGAGGAGGAGTGTTAGCGTATCAGTTTCAAGGAGACTACCCAGCAGTTTTTTCACTGTCTTTAAACACAGGAATATTATCTAGCACAAATAATACAATACTAACGATAGAACTTTACAAGAATAGTATTGTTGAGCCAGGAGTAAGCTCAATAAGAAAAATATCTAATGCCGATGTAGGAAATATGAGCATAACAGGCGAGATTCAACTATTTCCTTTAGACACTATATCTATATACGCAACATCAAGCTTGTCTTCTTCTATTACTTTTTCAAGAACATCAATACAAGTAGTAGAAAGAAATTAACTTTAACTTAACTTTTAGCAATAAACAAATAATAAATAACGTAACGCAAGTAGTACTTTTGCGTACCACGTTCCAAAAATAAAGAGAAACAATATGAAATCATTAACCTTATTTTTCAGTGAACTAACAATTGTAAAAAAGATTTTACTAGTATTAACTCCAATACTTACAGTTATGTTAAATTCACAAAGCGCTATAATTGGATTAGCGTTATTAATCTTGCTTGATTTATTATCAGGCATAAGAAAAGACTTCCACTTAAAAGGAATAACCGCCTATGTTTGGCAAAAAAGATTCTGGAAAGGAGTTAAAAGTTACGGGATCAGAGAGACCTGGAAAAAAACCTATGAATATGGAATAGGTATTATCGTATGTTCGGTATTCGAAAGCATGATATTCAAGATGGAGCCAATTGATTTAATGAGCAAGCAATTCTCGTTAACTGAACTAGCAATCATGGTAGCAAGTATCGTTGAAGTTTACAGTAACTACGAAAATATGGAAGCTGTTTCGGGAAGAAACATTCTTAAAAGAATGATTCAATTTCTACCTAAAGCAATTCAAGACATATTCGCTAAAACAAAATAAAATGGAAAGAATTTCAAAGCACATCAGTTACGAAGAAAGCATTAAGTCCGCAACAGGAATTAAACTTGGAATAAAAAATATTCCTAACTCTAAAGAAATTGCACGAATGAAGATTCTAGCAGAAAAAGTATTCGAGCCTTTAAGAGAAAAGATTGGTAAGCCTATCGCTATTATATCTTTCTTTAGGTCATTGACGCTTAACAAAGCAGTTGGAGGTTCTAAAACTTCTCAACATTGTGCCGGAGCTGTTAGTGGAAAAAATGAAGCAGCCATGGATATAGATGCAGATCTAATTGACAATGGCATTACAAACAACGATGTATTTAATTTCATTAAAGACAATCTTAAGTTTGACCAATTGATTGCTGAGTTTGAAGGAGATGACGGAAAGAGTCCAGCTTGGGTTCATGTAAGTTATTCTGAAGCAAATAGAAAGCAAATACTTATAGCACACAAAGTTGCTGGAAAGACAGTTTACTCTGTTTACACTAAAGAGTTATACAAAAAGATTTATGGATAAATTAAAAGAATTGGCTACTATGAAGAATATCTTTATAGTAGCCCTTATAGCTATAATCTTGATTCTTGGAACCTGCTCAGGTCCAAAAGAAAAGATTGTCACGGTAGTTCAGCCGGAATATACCAAAGTGACAGATACAGTATTCATTGAAAAAATAAAATTAAAGACCATTGTTGTCAAAGACGGGACTGTGGTGGTCAACAAAGACAAATACAATGATTACGTAAAGACAAAAGACACAGTCAAAAAAAAAGAGATATTAATAGAAGCACTCACGGTTAGAGAATATAACACAAATGTAATTAATAACGACTCTGTAAAGGTAGATATTTATTCTAAAGTTCAAGGACTGTTACTATCTACAAGTGCGAACGTTACAGTAAAAGAAAAGAAGATTAAAGAAAGAGTTATTACACAAAGACCTAGATTATCGTTGATACTTGGCTCAGAGGTAGGTTACAAGAGTTTCCAACTCAACCCTCTGATTAAAACAGGGATTCAAACCAAATCTGGGAACATATACACAGTATCTATAGACTTAAATAAGAATGTATACATAGGCTTCAGCAAAACATTCACCATAATTAAATAGCAATAAATTACTCTAAACGTAATCTACTTTAAGAATGTAGATTTGTCAACGGAGAATTTAAACAAAAAGAATTATGGAAGGATTAAACTTAGCGGACTTACAGTTCGACACAAGTAGCGATGACGTCTTCGACGTATTTTCTACAACACCAAAAGAACCAACAGGGGAACCTGTCAAAGACATTGTAATACCAACACCTAATAGTGAGGAGAAGAAAGTAGAGACTACCGTAACTCCAGAGAGCGTAGCTAAGAAGGAAGAAGATAAAACTAATCAAGAAGGTAAGGCTCCCGAAGCCAAGAAGGAAGGCACTGATTCTTCCTCTCCAACACCGAATGATACTGAAAAGTTATATTCTTCTTTAGCTGCCGAATTTAAAGCTAAGGGAATCTTATCAGATCTTGATTCAGATAAAGTAGCGTCTATGGACGATATTAACAAAGCAATTGCAAAAGAAGTAGAGTCACGACTATCTGCACGAAACAAAACCATTGAAGATGCCGTTAAGGCTGGAGTCCCTGCTGAAGAAGCTTCGAGACAATTAGAGTCAATTGGTAAACTTAAGGCAATTACTGATGAGTATGTTTCTGGAGAAGGAAACGAAGAATTCAGAATGAATGTGATTGCTCAAGATTTCATCAACAAAGGTTTCGATAAAGACAAAGCGCTAGCAATGGCACAAAGAAGTATTGATTCTGGAGATGATGTTGAAGATGCATTAAATGCATTAAAAGAAATCATAGGTTCAGAAGAAGGTAAATTAAACGACCTAATTGAATCTAAGAAAACAGAAGAGTCTAGTGCTTTAACTAACATCAAGACTTATGTTGACAAAGAAGATGAGATTATACCCGGTGTAAAATTAACTCTTGTTCAGAAACAAGAATTATATGACCAGATAACTACAGACTTAGGAGGAAAAGAAAATGCTTTTGTTCAAGCTCAAAAAGCTGATCCACTTGGATCTCGAATGAAACTAGAAGCTTTGTTCTACCTAACGAAAGGTTTAAAAGATTTCTCAATCTTTGGCCAAGCAAAAGAAACAAGCATTTCTAAAGGAATTGAGTCTCTATTAAGAGGAGCTAACTTTACAGGAGATGGTAAGATCATTACAGACTCTAAGGATGACATGAGTACATTCACACTAAAAGACCTTGACGGAGTCAAGTTCGAATAATAATAACACTTTTAAATTAAATACACATGCAATTAGGTAAATTTCAGGTAACAGACGCTAAGGCTTTTGCAGGAATGATCAATCCAGAAAACACTTTAGGTGCTATCTGGAAAATGAACCCACAAAAGATTAACGACACAATGATTAAATTGTTAGCTATCCATAGAGGTAAATCTCTTGAGAATATGCTAAGTCAGTTTGAGACAAAATATGTTGAGGACGACAGAGAATTCTATTGGGAGCTTATTGGAAGTTCTAGACGTAACATCCCTTTGTTTGAGGCGCGTTACAAAGGAGCTACAGTAACATCCGGAGATTTCAATATTGGTGAGGGTCGTACAACTTTCGAATTAGCTTTCCCAGAGCAATGGTTCTTCAAAGGAGAATTAATTACAGGAGAGAAAAATGAAGTGTACCCAATCCGTGTCATCGACGATGGTGCGCCAGAAGGTAACCTTTACGTTTATACTTGCGAATGTGCAGGTTCAAACAGAGACGGTATCCCTGGAGAAGAATTAGTTTCAGGAAAAAGATTCTCAGAAGAATTCGCGCCAGTAGGTCGTGGATTATCTAGAGAAGTTGGTGGTGTTAGACGTGTTACTCCAATCTCTATGAGAGGTGAGTTAACTACTATCCGTATCGACCACAAATTACCTGGAGATGCAACTGGTAAAAAAGTAGCAATGGGTATCCCAGTTTTGGATAAAGAAGGAAACAAAAAAGTATTCCCTACTTTAGCTCTTTATGAAGACTGGTTAGTTGAGCAAGAATTTTCTGCTTACAAAAATAAAGCATTGATGTATGGTAAATCCAACAGAACTGCAGACGGTGAATACCATAACTTTGATGTTTCTGGTAGAGCTATCAAAATTGGATCAGGTATCCGTGAACAAATGGAACAATCAAATACTTTCTACTACAATGAATTCTCATTGGAGATGTTGGAAGAAATCTTGTTCGGATTGTCAGAAGGAAAATTAGGATTCGACAAACGTGTCTTTATCTTAAGAACTGGAGAAAGAGGAGCTGCTGAATTCCACAAAGCTGTATTAAACCACACTTCTGGATGGGCCGCTAATATGTCAACTCCGGGTACTAACCCTGCAACTGTAATGAAAACTCAATCTGAATTGCACGCAAATGCATTCAAAGCAGGTTTCCAATTTACAGAGTATTTAGCGCCAAATGGTGTAACTGTTAAAGTTGAGGTTGATGACTTCTACGATGACAAAGTAAGAAATACAATCCGTATTCCTGGTTCTAATGGGGTTGCTGAATCTTACAGATTTGACATTTTTTACATCGGAACACCAGAAGATCCTAACATTCAACAAGTTAAGGTTACTGGAAAAGAAGAGTACAGAGGTTACCAATGGGGTTTCAGAAATCCATTTACTGGAGAAGCAAACAACGGTAATATGGGTACATTGGAAGATGCAGGAACCATTACTAAATGGTGTCAATTAGGAGTTGTTGTTTACGAACCTTCTAGAACTGCACAAATTATCCCTTACGTTCTTGCGTAATAATAATTAGTAGAAATAGCGAGATATTAAAAGTATCTCGCTATATTTGCAAAATAAGGCTTTAGTAGAGAATGGGCCCAAAACCAACTCTACAACTTCATAAGAGAGAGAAGAAGAATCAATAAAAAGAAGAATGAATCATGAGTGAAAAGAATAAAGATAAATTTCAAGACGATAGCAGAGCTATTGCTGAAAAAGATTACCAAGGAAATGAATTGCCTTCAACAGATTTTTTAAGATCAGAAGTAGTTACTGTAAAGTATATTCGTAAAGAGACTGCTGCAATTAAAGATCCAAAACATGTTGGTTATGGAGGATTGTTTGAAAACAGTTCAATAGCAATTCCTGTCCCATTGTTAGATAATAACAAAATGAAAAACATTCTTACAAACAAAGAAAAAGCTGGATTAGAATATTTGCTTAAAAAAGATTTCAGTATTTACGGAGCATTCTGGAAAGAAGAGTATAAAAAAGGAGGAATGTTTCCGGTGTTTTTAGGAAAAGATGACGTTAAGTTTGACTTATCTGATCCGGTTCAGTATTTATTATATAAAGTATTATTGGTTAGTCCATTAGTAGCTTCAAGCTTAGACGAAATTAGAAACAAAGCAACTTATCGTTTTGTAATGATTGCCGAAGGAGAAGAATTGAGAAAAGAAAAAGATTCTGTTGGAAACAAAGTACTTGCTTTTGAAAAGTATGTAGAATTCAAAAACAAAAAAGATGTATTAAGATACATATTAAGAAACTTAGGTCGCTATACTTCTAAAACTCAAGAATTAAGTTTCTTGCAAGTAGAGACTGCTAAGATGATTGAAAAAGATCCAAATATGTTTGTCGCAGTTACTGCAGATCCATTAATTGAGACTAAAGTTCTTTTAGAAGAAGCTTTTGAAAATGGAGTGATTATTAAAACTGATAAGAAATTTTATACTTTAGAAAATCAACCAATTTCAGAAGGAGATATTCCGGTATTAGAAACTGCTGCTAAATATTTAGCTTCTCCACTAGGTCAAGAAATGAGACTTGCATTGCAAGCAAAATTAAAAAATTCTAAACAATAAAAATATAAGCCATGACAGTAGCAGAATTTAGTACTGAATTTGACATTCTTTATGACAATATTTCAAGCAGTTCTGCTCCTGGACTGGATGTTTACGAAAAGAGTGTATATTTAACTACAGCTCAATTTGAATTAGTAAAAGCGGCATATTGCGGTTATAATCCATTAAAAAGGAGTTTTGAAGGAGACGAACAAAAAAGAAGAGAATTGTCAGAACTGGTTAAAGATTTCAAATCAGCGGCCTTTATTACTTCTTCAAAAGCAATATCAAGCAAATCTAAATTAGTAACCATTCCTGAAGACGTAATGTATATAGTTTACGAATCTGCAGATTTATACAATGGCTGCGGGACAAGAATTACAGTAGAAGTAGTTCCAGTGAGTTATGATGACTTAAATTCAAATATGAAAAATCCTTTTAAGAAACCAAATGGAAAAAGGGTGCTTAGACTAGACGTGTCTAAAGACGCTACATTAAAGAATGTAGAATTGGTTTCTGAAGTGTCATTACTTTCTTATTCAATGAGATATGTAAAATATCCATCACCAATAATACTATCTAATTTCGAGTTAGATAATTCTGTTGCTGGATTAGGATTAACAGTAAATGGATTTAACGAAGCAAAAGAGTGTGAATTAGATAAAAGTATTCACAGAGAAATATTAAATAGGGCTGTTGAGTTAGCCATCAGAGATTACAGAGAAAATAGTCTTCAGAGTAAAATTCAAACAAATCAAAGAGTAGTTTAATTAAAAACAATTTATAATTATGAGTTTAGCAGGACAAAATCAAGTTAGACAGATGTATGTAGGCCTTACGTACCCTGGACATGCAAACGTTGCAGCCGTAAAAGCTGGAGCTAATGGAGCATTAGCTATCTTATCAGCTGACGGTACAGCACCGGCGGCAGGAAAGAAGTTCGTCTTCATGCAAAAGAGTAACAAAGGAACACTTATCACATCAGATATCGTTGATCCAAAAAATGTTACATTATCGAAATCAAGAGCTTATTCAGCTCAAGTTTTAGGAGTAACTACTATTTCTGGAATTACAGTAAATGCAAACACATTGTATACAGTTGAAGTAGCAATCAAAGATTTTGGTTCTTTTTCACCGGAAAATGAATACATTAAAAAAGCATTTTACAAAGCAGTAGCTGGAAATACAGCAGAAAACATTGTAGATGGTTTGGTTCAGGCATTAGCTCGCAACTTTAAAAGAGAAGAGCCGTTACTTTCTACAACTACTGCATACACATTGGCAAATGCATCTGTAATTCAAATTCCAGACAATGCTTATTTTTCTTTTTCAAAAACTGGTACAGGAGCTAATGCAGCTTTGGTTATCACTGAAAAAAATACATGGGTTGGGTTGACTTATCAATTAGGTCGTCACACAAGAACCTCAATGCCTTTTGTAGTAAATGCTAAATTCACAACTCTTCCTACTTTCACAGTAGTTGCAGCTAAACCAGCAATTGGAGACGGATACAGCATTGCTGATATGGAGTGGTATTTGAAAGGAGAAAGAAACGATGTGTATCGTGAAATGGGAGCTCCTCATAACTTCGCAGGAACTTATGACGCAGTACTTAGCAATACTTACAATGTGATTGAAATTGGATATTTCTCATTAGGTAGAGATGAAGCAAAACAATCTAAAAAAGGTATTACAATTGCAATGCCAACTGCAGCAGTGCCAAACGCACAATTTAATGCAATGGTTGCAAATCTTAATACAATTTTAGGAGCCGGTTCAGTAGCAGTTATTGCCGCAGCGTAATAAAATATAGAATAAACGAATAAAGGAGTTGGGCAATGCTCAGCTCCTTTTTTTTTAACTTTAAAACAAGAAAACAACATGATAACAGTAAATACGTTTCAAGTCTCAGGAGACATGAAAACATTGACTATAAAAGTTACTGCTGCTGCTGGTAAAAGAATAAACTCTTTTACAATGCAAACTGACGAAACATACTTAGATACTGAAGTAGATTTAACTTCAAAATTGCTACAGATTGACGAAATAGAAGACATAGTTTTAGTTCCTGCAGATTTAAATTTAAATTCTTTTAACGGAATTTATTTTGGAACATTTGGAACCAATGAAGTTGGAGTTAGTGAGATTACAGTTGCCGCTTGTAATTTTACTCAGTTTTTCTATGCATTAAACGATTCGTTGACAAAAATAAATGGAGACTGTTTAAGTTGTGATGATGGACTACAGAATGCATTAATAATGGATCTTTATTTAGAAGGACTTAAAAATGCATTAATAGTCGGAAAATACACAAATGCAATAGTAAATTTTTATGCACTAAAGAAATTATGTTCAGGAAGTATAGACGCGTGTCTTACTGGATGTACTTCTGGTTACGGAATTCTTGACGGAGCATTTGTATTAGCATAATGAATACTGTAGATCAAGAACTTTATGTTGCCACAATTGGCAACATGACAAATAGATTAAAGTATTATGGAGATGCGGATATTTCTAGAATATCATTCTACAAATTAGCATTAAAATACAGAGGTCTAATAAGGGATACCGATGTTGACGCGAACGGAGTATCTTTGAAAAGAAAATTAGATATCTTAATTAAAAGAATTGAGATTGATTGTCCAGATATATGTAGAAATAAATAATAAGTCATGATAAATTGCGATCAAATAGCTGTAGAATCAGCAAAATTAAAAGCAATGTTTACTAAATGCTACAATTTAAAGGCTATTGACTTGAGATCAATAGTTGATTTGATAGAAAGTGTAAGCGCTTGCTCAGGAGGTTCTTTTAACCTAAAGACTGTAAACGGTCAATCTTTATTAGGTATTGGGAATATAGTGGTTACAGCTGTTGTAGACGGAACTGAAACAAAAGTACAGCAGGGATCAGGAATAACTGTAACTGGAAATGGGTCTATCTCAAGTCCTTATGTTGTTTCAAATTCGTCAATAGTAACAGTAGATGGAAGTGAAACAAAAATTAATCAAGGGTCAAACATAACTATTGCAGGAACAGGAACGGTAGCTAATCCGTATGTTATAAATGCAGAAACTCAATCTCAAACACCTCAAGTTAATGCTGATTGGGCTTCAATAAGTGGAGCGTCAGAAATACTTAACAAACCTGCAATTCCATCTGCTCAAGGCTTACAGGAAGTTATAGATGTTGGAGGTTATGCGGAAAAAGGTAACAACTATATAGATTTATTAGGTGAAAAAGCAGGAAATCATTCAGTAGAAGTATTTGTAGAAGATTTCACTAACCCTGCCCTTAATTCAAGTCTAAATATATCTACTGAAGGTGTTTCAATAAGTTCAATAGGATTAGAAAAAAGTACAGATATTACTTTGAGTAATGGATTTTCAGTAACCGAAATTACGAGTTCAACAAGTCAAAGCACTACTTTAGGAATAGAAACTCCAATTTCAACTACAACTATAAAACTACCTGCAAAAACTGTGTCAGGAGATTATACTTTAGCTACCACTGACGAGATAGATGCAATTGGTTTACAGAAAGTTATAGATACAGGTGGATTTGGTTCTTTTAATGTAGATGGAAAATCGCAAGAAATTTATTTTTTAAACGACGGAGAATTGTCTAATACGGCTTTTGCATTTTCTTCCGATTGGATAGACAACGGAAACGGAATGTTAGCTATAGATAACAACAGATGCGTGATGTCGCAAGCCGACTATGTTTCTCAGAAAACAGGCCATTTTGGTGTAGACTCAGGAGTTGCAGAAATTATGCAAATATCTTTTGCGCTTCATACAAAAGTTAAATTTGAAACACCTACATTAAATTCAACGCTAAACTTTCCTGCAAAAACAGTAGCTGGAGTTTACACTTTAGCTACTACGGATGAAACGGTTAATCTAACAGGCGACCAAACTATTGAAGGTTATAAGACTTTTCAAAATGGTCAAGTAATAATTTACGGAGGCGCAAGTAATCCGTTATATATACAGGCTAACAATGTAGGCGCATATATTGAAAATTTATCAACTAACGATGGATTAAAAATAGAAAATACAAGTTCGGGAGATGCTTTAAATATAAATGGAACAACTGCGTCAACAGGTAAAATATTAAAAGTAACAAACAATAATGTTGAAACTTTAAATGTAACCAAAACAGGAAATATTAATGCAAATTCTTTTATAAAAACAGGAGGCACTTCTACACAAGCATTAATGGCTAACGGTAGTGCTGTTCAATTAGTAACCCAAACAATAACCAACGGAGTAACTGACAAGTCACCAAGTGAAGATGCTGTTTATGATAATTTGGCTAATGTAACGAGAACTTTGATAAAAAGTACCACAACAGGTTCGCTTATTACAGGCACAATTAGTCAGGCGATTCTTTACTCCCAATTAATTCCAGCTAATACTTTTAAGAATGGAGATTTTTTTAACATAGAAATTGCAAGAATTGGAAAAGTTGGAACTGTTGGAACTTTGAGAAATACAATAAGAATTAATACAACTAATACTTTAACAGGTTCAATTATGATTGCCGATAACTTAGGCACTACCAATAATATATCAATACCAATTCAAAGAATTTTTTCAATAGAAGGCACTAACTTAGTAGGATTCCCAGCATCTCAATCAGCAAGTGATATTGTTAATTCAAGTACAGCTATTGCTTCTTACGCATTTAATCCTGCAATTGATAACTATATTTTTATTTGCGGTACATTATCGTCTATTTCAAATGTTTTACTGCCATTAATTGTTTGGTTTCCTATTAAATTAACCGTTTCATCCGTAGTAGCCATAGTATAATCTCCAGCTACTGTTTTTGCTGGGAAGTTTATAGTTGTGTTTTCTACCGGGTTACTTGCCTCTATATTTGTCGCATAAATACCATCACGCTGTGTTATACGGGCTATACCTCCTGAAACTTGAATTACAGATATTTTACCTAAAGAGTTATTATTCGAAGAAATTTCAACCCTGTCATACTCTGCTCTTATTGCCGAAAAATTATCAGTATCTGTATTGTCTCTTATAATTACTTTAAACTCCAAATCTTCCTCTCCGTTGTAATCATGTAATAAAGATGTATATCCAGTTTGATTTGCGCTTATAATTTCTGCATAACTTCCAGTATCTAAAACTTTTTGTAAATCAATCGTATTAGCAGCATCAACTGTTAAGTATTTTTCTCCAGTTCCATCTGTAGTTAAGTCATTTTGTTTATTTGATTTCAATTAATATCCTGCATCTACAACTGAAAAAGGAACAGGCAAAAGTGTTCTAACAGGTGAAGTACCTCCGAATTGAAATTGATAAACAGGATCTGAACCTCCTGCAATTCTATTGGCATAAGACTTAATTACAATTTTATCAGTTTCAACAAAATCACCATCATTCCAAACCCCCGATGCTGTAAATTCAGAATAACCCCCATTGGTAACAGGTGCAGATACGCTCGATGTACAAATTAATGTTTCAACTCCTAAACTATCTCTATGAAAAACTTTAAAGTAAAACGTGGCTGTACCCGAACCGCTTAAATGTCGAATATTTCCAAAAGTAGTAATATTAAAAACTCCTGGTTGCCCTATTAAAACACCTGCATCTGAAATCCTTTGCGATACTAATTGGTCTGTTGTTGTTATTGTTGGTGTACTTACATCGACTGCTGTACTATTATACCTTACATCATGAATGTCTTTTACCATTACCACATATCCGCTTACATCGGAAGCGGTAGTTGTTGGGTAAAGTGTTAAATTAGTAGGTAAATCTGAAATATTTAATTTTAAATTTAAAGCATCATGTGCTGCTTTTTCGTTAGGGTATAAGTCTACATCATAACCACTTATAGTAGATGTTTTGTTCGAAATACTTTCTTTTCCTGCAACTATCGAAGACTTGGGAAGCATTTTCACAAATGAACTCGAACTATCATAAACCATTACGCTGTCCTCAACAGAACCGATAGGAGGCGTTTTCAATAATTTAATGTAGTTCAAATTGTTTGAAGGCGAATATTGTGCATTCGCTTCAAATGTTGCTCCGATACCTACAAATAATAAGGTCAGAAATAAAATCAGTTTTTTCATAAAATATAATTAATTGGTTTTTAAATTATTTTTGATTATGGTATCAAAGCCACCCCGTAAGAGCTTAATATTTCGTAATTGGCTGTGTCTTGGTCGTCTCCGAGTAAAATATATCTCATTGACTCGATGAATTCGGTATGATCTGAATTCCAACCGTTGCAAATGTCTCCGAGCTCTATATTTACCCCTGTATTTTTCACCCCGTCAAACCATCCTTTGTGCTTTATGGTTATTTCGTCAGCTTGTGAAGCTGTGG